CAGCTCTGCGAAAACTTGCGATGAATACTCTTCGTTGATTAACGTTGGATAAATCCTGGAAAAAATCTTCAAGTATTTTTATCTGATCAGTTTTAATCGACATTTCCATCATTCAATTTTTTGCTATATTTAAATCCATTAATTCATTATGAACTATTTGTCTTTCAATATTTTGTTCCATAGCTTTAATAACAGCAATTAAATCAATAGAATATATATTTCCCCATAAATCAGTTAATTCCATTGATACAGGAATTGAAATCTTTTTATTATTTTTATTCATCATGCATTAATTTTATCAAGTGTTAACCTTAACGATTCATTGCGCCCCAATACTTCAAGATAATCAATTGTATATCTATCTGTGCCTCCATCTATCTGCACCCTCATCGTTTCAACAATCTCTGATCTGTATCTTACAATCAATTCCATAGACTTTGAATAAAATTTTTCTTCATTTGAAAGCATCCTGCTACCTCCGGTATATCTTATCTCGCCCCTGGTCGCAATCGTAACTTCAGGCCAGGTATCCACACTATCTCCATAATCCCCCCTCGTTGATACTTTGGCATAAAAATTAATTCGATGATATGCATTACCAGCTTTCATGCTACTGTATAATTTTTATAAACAGCAATCAAATATTCATAACCATAAGGTATTTTCGTACAACCGACACCTATTAATGTAGCTTCTCGGATTTGATAAAAATGACCTACCATTAATAACATTGCCTGTTTAAGCCCTGCTGGTATTGGATCAGGGATACCGGGATGCATGACATAGGTCAATCCCGATGCAGTAGTAGCAAAAGCAACTGATACAGTCAGATGAGTATCATCAGTGATTGTATCAATCATTCTTAATGTTTCACCTTCCACTGTGATAGTATCACCGACTATATAATCAGTGAAATTAGTATCTGATCCCACTAATGCCGTTGTCCCCACAGTTGCAACTGTACCTTCACCATCTATCGAGCCACGTATCTCAGTAAGGACAAGCTCTTCAACAAGATTACAAAGGTCATAGATGTACTGATCATCATCATCAAAATCTACCCTTAGATGTTTTTTGGTATCATCCAATGTTAAATAAATCGCCATTATGCTACATGATTGGTTATTTCCTGCACAACCGTATCGCCTTTTTGCGTAGGATTAAACGTAAGATCAAAGTTTGCTCCTGCAGTATAAGCCACAGTAACAACAACTGTCAATGTTCCTGCCGAATAATCCAATGCTATGCTATCAACTGTTTTCCCTGATAATGTAAATTCAGTCTTAACTGATCGTGCAAAAGCTTTCACTGCCAGAACAGGACCAAAAGTTAATACCACATCAGTAGGAGCAGCATCTTCCACCGTAGCCGATATAAGACGTTTTGTAAAAAACCCTGTCCAGTCAAATAAATGTTTTTTTCGTGCCATTTTATTTTAAATTAAGGGAATGGAGCAAAAGCCCCACTCCCTGATTAATTATTTAATACTAAGGGCTGAAAATGAAACAGCGTATTCGTCTAAAGTGGCACCAGCCCCAGTTAAACCACGAAGTCCTTTTGCATCGAAATATGCATTGACAACCAGAACAATCTGATTAGTCTTTGCAGCAGTGTAAGGATCAACAGTTATATCATAACCTCCCCATTGAACTATACAAAGGTCTTTCCAATTGCCAAATGCAACCATATTGCCATCGGCACCGGCTCCATAAGTTGAAACAATAGCATTGGTGACCAGCAAAGGATAACCGTTGATTTTGTTATCCTCGCTACAAAGGAAATCTCCCGTATCATTGGCTGTGCCTTTATCAATACCTTTCAGTAATCCACGAGCAATACCGTTAGTGATATATGCCAGGTGGCCGTCCAGTGCATTGGCAGTATCAACAGTTGTTTCAAGTCCAATCAAAGCAACATTGGTAATCGTTGCTCCCGTAAGAACAGCCACACCACCACCATTGGCCGCATTGAGCTTATAACCGATCCCCGAAGGATATGTTGCAGCAACCGTGGCAGGACCAAGTATAGTAGCCTCTAATTTACGGGCAACTGCATTGGCAATATTATCCAGGAGTAAACGCTCTGCACCCACACCATCCTGAGCCAGAAATGTCTTAGAGACATTCACATAACCTGTAAGACGTTTGGGGGCAAATGATACTTCAGTAAAACCAGCACCACCATCAGCAGCAGCGGCAACTTCACCCTTCCAATCAACAACCGTTCCTGCATAACTCGGGATGCTGACATCACCGACCAGGTTAGGCATATAAGTAGCACCGGCTTTTGAAAAAACCAGCTTATCGACCAACGGAGGAAGTATTGCTTTCTTTTCCTCTGCAACTATTTCCTGCCCCTGATCAGCAGTACCGGCAAGAATATCTGCACGTTTTTCGTAATATTTTTCACGATTCGGTATGATAATTTCTCCTTCCGGTGTTTGTCCGCTTTTACGCATTTGCTCACCTCCAAGTATTGAAAGGTCAACAGCTGCCGGAGGCAAAGGTTTGTTATTCATTTTTGCCCTTATTGCTTTAATAAGAGAAAATGCCTCAACTTCAGCAGGTTTTATATACGGTCCGACATATCTGTCAGTACCACTAAGTTTTCGGCTTTCGGTTTCAATCTGAAGATCCCATTCTTTGATCCTCTGATTATTAATCCTGACTTTTTCTTCTTCATCAGGTGTCATTGACCTCTTTTCGGCATCTTTTAACTGATAAGTCTTATCATTTTCTTCAAGAGCCGAAGCTTTAAGGTCTTGTAATTGTTTAATTGTTAACATTGTATTCTGATTTAAATTGTTAATATTACGTTGCTCTTTTTCAGACAAAGAATCATCTGTTTTTGATTTTCTGATTATAGGCTCTGTTGCAGGTTCCACTGCAGCAGGCTTAACCGATTTATCTTTAACATCATCTTCTTTAACTGATTTATTTTTTTCGAGCATATCTTTTTCTATTTTATCCAGGCTTCTTAATGCCACGCTGGTATCTTCATAAGCTTCACGATAACAGGGTGACATATCAAATATCTGGTCAAACTTCTTAATTGTTCTCAAATAAGTACCATCGTCACGCTTTTCAAAAGGAGCATCTTCATATTTTGCAATTGAGAATCCAAATGAACTACCTTTAATATCTCCCCGGCGTATCCCTTCGAGCAGTTCATCGCCAAGATTAAATTTCGGTGCTTCAAAAATATACCTGACTCCTTTTTTATCGGTATTCAATTCAAGAGTACCCTTGCCTTTATCTGATCGTGCCAGCACTCCTTTATTGACATCATGATTAAGCAAAGCAAGTATATCTGAGCGTTCAATGACACCCTCAGTAGCTTCGGGAAGAATAATCTCTTTAAAACCTCCTAAATCATGTGATTCTTTATTAAAAACTATGCCATAACCCTCAATAAACCGGGATTTACCGATAGTTCTGACTTCAGAATCATCATCTGGGATAATACGGATCTCCATTTCTTTTGAATCATTTCTTTTATTCCATTCTCCTTTTTCGTTCTTCTCCCATCCGGCATTCTTAACAGCAGCCCATGCCTGTTTAGCACAACTCGTTTTATTTTCTTCATTTTCTTTATCATCAGGATGATCCTTGACCCATGCAGATCGACAACTATCATAAGCTGATACAAGAATATCTTTTACTTCCTTTGGTGCATCCCCGGCATCAGGAGGCTCAAATCGATCTTCCTCTCTTTTCCCTACCGTTCCATTAGCTTGTTTAATAGCAGATGCAGCACATTTTTCATCATCTCCGCCATCTTTCATGCAGGCCTCATAAGCAGAATTGGCAATTTCTACCCATTGCTCTTTCTCTTTATCTGTCAGATCTTTTTTAAACTGATCAACATCTTTAATTGTCCATGGCATAATTATTCCTCCTCAATTTTTATTTTTTTATCTACTTTTTTATTTTGTGTCATCGGTGTATCCACCGCTATCATATTCATTGGTACATAAGCCTTATTGCCTCCTTTAATCGGAGAAGTGCCAGCTTCTCTGCGTACATCATCAACCGTAAAGCCTCCACATTGGAACATTTTACTTACATAATTGGCTTTTGCGTCAAGATTTGCACGCAATAATTCACTGATATTTAAGTTAAATTTAATTTTCAACCTTTTCGAAGGCCTGAGTAACTTGCGATTAAACTCAGCTTCAATTTTTGAATCCAATGGTGAGATAGTATCTGTAAGAAATCCAAGCTGGAAACTTTCAATATTTGAATAAGTAAGATTTGCACTATCAAATATTTTACTCGGATGAACACCAAAGAACCTGCATATCTCTATCACGTTAAATTGTCTTGTTTCAAGCATCTGAGCATCTTTAGGATTAACAGTTACAGGCTCAAATCCCAATCCTGATTCCATAACTGCTATACCCCCGGGATTACCAGTCGTAACATTAAATGCTTCTGCCCATGCCTGTTTTATAGCAGTAGCTTTCTCTTTCGTTAACTTCCCTTCTACAGTTAAAATCCCTGACATATTTGCACCACTTGAAAAGAAACCCTGAGCCGATGATTCAGAAGCATAAGCGAGCGTCATTGAATTAGCTGCATGACGTAATGTAGATACACCATTAAGACCATCATAACTGAAATTTAAAATATGTATCATGTTATCTCCATCAACCGTAAGCTCCTTACCTGGTTTTCCTATTAAATAATAAAGAGTACCGTTATTACGTTGATATATCTTAACAGTATCATTCACTAAAGTCAACGAAAAAGGATCTCCCATATCATATTCCCGGTTTATAATCAAATAGCCATTTCCCTCAAGTAATACTTTCGCTATCAGAGTTTTCATCAAAGTATATCTTGACATCGAAATACTCGGTTCGTAATTCAACATATAAGCAATCGGATTCATGGGGTTAGAAGTCCATCCCTGATCCGGTAAATATTCAAGAACATCCCATACTTGTGATGCAATTGCATCAGAAATCACTTCTACGCAACGATAAACAGTGCTTAATTGCATAGATGCCTGAACAGATAGAGGATAACTGGCAAACCCATAAGGTAATCCCACTGCATTAGTCGGAGCATAACTCACACTTCTTGTTTCTGTTCTTCTCAATTTATCTAATGTTCGTCTGAATATATTTGCCATAATCTTAAAAAATATTCGTGCCTTTATTATTGGATGATGCATCGATAGAAGCTGCTAAAGATTGTAGCATAGCTATCACACCATCAATTTTCTTCTTCTCATTCAGCTTATTAGGCTTGCAATTGCCATTATAATCATATCGCAGCTCAACATTCCGCAGACAATACCTTGTTATCGGATTATCATCAATAACTACATGGCCTCCGAGCATAAGTCTTTCAAAAGCTCTGGTGCAATTATTAAAGTTTCCTATTGATTGTGAAAAAGGATTCAGATATAATCCCTGATCAGTACATTGAATGGCCCAGCTTGTAGCATTGTATTTGTCATAATATATCCTGTCAATAGGACATCTTACATCAGTTTTAAGCAGATCAGCCGTTATATAGTCATAATCAGTGACATTGCCCGCAGTCGTTTTAAGATATCTATTCCCTGCCCATTGTTTATAAAGCTCTTTATCTGCATGAAGATTTCTGACTGACAGAGTTTCTCTCGGTACATAATAATCAACAAAAAAATAATGCATTTCACCCCTGACAAAAAGATAACTTACTGCCGTCAAGTCCACATTTGAAGCCAAATCAACACCTACATAACAATTTTCACCCTTGAAATCTTCAATATTGAGCTTTTTTGATGAAGAAATAACATAATTGTCGGGGATCCATACCGAAGCACTATCACACCAGATATTAAAATTCTTTGTCTTGACTCCCACTTCATCATTGGGTGAATTGATAGCCTGCTGGACCTGACGCTCAAGAAAATTTGAATTAACAGTTATATCCAGATTAGGATTTGATTTGATCCAGTTCTTAGAATCCTTCCAGTCATCATCATCATCAGGAGCGTAAATAATACTAAAAAACGATTCATCTTTTTTGATCCCGGCAGATATTTCGCTTGCAACAGTACGCAATTCATAACATGGTAATGCTTTATCAAAACCTGCACTTGTTATTGTACAAAGTAATGGATTAACTCTCATACCTTGTGATGAACGAATGACATCCCTGGTCTGGCTGTTAGGTGCTGAATGATATTCATCAATAATACCAAGCGAACAATTATAACCGTCAATCTTATCAGCATCAGCAGCCAGCGTTTTAATAAATGCCGATGTCCGTCTGGTATAAGTCTTGCCTTTTTTTGTTTTATCAAGTAAGATTATATCTGATCTGAGCCTTTCAAGTAATCTTTGATTAGGATCATAACCACGAGCAAATCCATAAACAAGATTGAAAGCTATCTTTGCCTGATCTTTACTATTTGCAGCAAGCAATACCTCGGCAGCCTCTTCATCATCGGCTATTAAATGATATAAACACATTGCGGAAACAAGAGCAGTTTTACCCTGCTTACGTGCCATCTCAAGATAAGCCGTCTGAAATCTCCGGGTACCATCCTGATTATAAAATCCATAAAAATTAGCTATAATAAACATCTGCCACGGCTTAAGAATAAATGGTT